TCGGAAGGGTGAGGGGACGGTTTACGGGTTCCTCGGAGAGTTGGTGTTCTTACGCATCGTCGGGGGCCTCCATGAGAACACCTACGACTATGACGTTGTCATGCGAAGCGGTGTCAGGGTTGATGTGAAAACCAAGATGGCCACGTCTGCCCCACGCCCCCATTATGAATGCTCAGTTGCAGCGGCCAACACCAAGCAGGGCTGCGATGTGTATGCGTTTGTCCGGGTCATGAAAGACATGACGCAGGGCTGGTATTGCGGGGCGATGTTCAAGGACTTGTTCTTCGCTGAAGCACGCCCTATCAAGAAGGGCGACCTTGACGAGTCGAATGGCTGGGTGGCGTCCGCCGACTGTTTCAACGTCAGGATCGATGCCCTGACGTATTAGCGCCAGATCTGCACAGGAAGAGGACGGACGAAACGTCCTATCCGCCCACTTCCAACGTGCGGATTGTGCCACCTCCTAGCCTGCCAAGGTTCCGAAAGGAACCAACCTCGGGTTACAAACGAAATTGTACTAGGTGTGCATTACGAGGGCAGAAAGTCCTCTAGAAGACTTGCTACATTTATTTCCTCTACATCGCTCATAGTTCCATCTGTAGCAGCATCCACTATTACACGCTTGTAATTGATGAGTTTAAAGACCTCTTCATCAATGGTTCCTGCTGCTAAGGCATGTGTTATTTGGACAGACCCCGTAGTTCCTATTCGGTGTATTCGCGCAGAGACCTGATCAACATCTGCGGGCGTCCAAGGATGCTCTACAAAAAGCATGTCTTCTGCCGCCGTAAGGGTATGTCCAGTTTTCGCTGCTTGGATTGACAAAACAATGACAGGCGCTTCCTCTGCGCTCTGTTCCATGAACCGTTTTTTCGCTGATTGAACCTCATCAGCACTCATTCCGCCTTGGATCTTCAACCCTCCGTATTTATCAGCCAACAAATTGACGATTTCACGGTGATGAGCGGCAAGAACGACCTTGCGACCTTCATTGATTCGACTCTCTACCCATTCATCTACAGCCTTTAGTTTGGATTTTGCTGCTATCCGCTTAAGAACCGACAATTTGATCAGATGCTCGTGGGCTTCTGCTGCAAATTTCGCCTTCACCGCTGCGCTTCTGGGATCTTTTCCCAATTCCTTCGCTAGTTCAGCAGCGCGTTCGGCAACAAACTTGGCAATGTCTTCTTCTGCTTTACCATATTCGGCTAGATATTTGGGATCTGGATCAATTTTCCATTCCGAATGACGGATAGGTGGAAGGTCTTTAAGAACCTGAGATTTGGTTCGCCTGATATAACAGGAACCTCTGAGACGATCATTGAGTTCGTCAAGATTGCTGGCTCCATCAATGTGCCATTGATTGAACCTGTCCCTGAACGCTCCGCAATAACGTCTATAAAACGCCCAGAGTCCTCCGAATTCCTTAAGCCGTCCCACAATTTCTAATTGGGGACCGTATTCGGCGGGCCTGTTGGTGATCGGCGTCCCTGTGAGACACATCACAAAGCCATTCTTGGGAGCCGTTTTGGCAAGACTCAATGAACGTTTTGTTCTCTTGCTTTTCCCGTTCTTGAGATAATGACTTTCATCGAATATGTAAGAGGTGTAGCCCTTTAACTCTTCCGGATGGAAGTCGATGTTTGAGTAACCGACAATGGTGTAGTCGGCATCTTCTTCTGGAAAGTCAGAACGATTCACTACTCGCTTCCATGTTCTCGCAGGGAAGAACTTTTCAATCTCTGTCACCCAGTTCAACGCCAAGTTCGGTGGACACACGATCAGGCATGGGAAGGCATTTTCGTATTGGACACTGGCCAATGCTTGCAGCGTTTTTCCTAGACCCATTTCGTCTGCTAAGAAAACCTTTCTGTGCTTGACGATGTATTCAACGCCAGCCTTCTGATACGGAAGCAGTTCTCCTTTCAGGTCAGGAATTTCAATGTCTGCTTCTGTTGCACGAGATGCCGCAATCTTTTCTGCCTGCGACTCAATAACCTTGAGTTCCATAGACTGAAGATCTTCAGGAACAGTCAATTTGAAATTGGCGGCAAATTCCACAGCCTGAGAAAGACTAGATAAAGGTGCAATCCAAACTTTTTTCTTTGCATCCCATCTAGAACCAGCAAGCAGTTTAACTGCTGCAACTTTTACTGGATCGTAAGCAAATCTGATGTGAAGGCTTTCTCCCGATAGATCTATTCCTTGCTGTTCGTATGGATGATCCGGCAGATCCAAAGTCCGCAAGTCTGGATCAAGCCAGTAATCAAACTGAACAGCGTAAGCCTTGATTTGCTTGAGACTGGACACAGGCGTTCTCCACGCCTTGTTCAAACGATCCCATCTAGCGCCCGGAATTTGCTTGATTGCTAGAACTTCATTTGGGTCATAGGGGCTATGTAAAACTATTTCATCGTCGTTAAGGACGATTCGCTTCTCTTCCTCCATGGGTTCCATAATAACTTCGGAAAGGTTTTTCCGCAATACCCCTTGCGTCGATGGATCTCCCGAGATAGTATTATCTCAATCCCTTCGGGGTCTATACTAAGAGAGGTTGAAGACGAAAATGTCTCATGAACTAGAAATCAAAGAAGGAAAAGCGAGTTTTGCCTACCGCAAGCAGGGCGGAGCACCTTGGCATAGGTTAGGTGTAGCGGTAGACGGCTATCAGACTGCACCCGAAATGCTCCAGTTGGCAAAGGCAAACTACGAAGTGACCTTGCTGCCGGTGCAGTACACATCCCCCGGCGGCGACCTGCTGCTCATGGAGGACCGATTCATCACAGCACGAATCAATGAAGATGGCTCCTGTATTCCATTCGAAACAGTCAAGAATCGTTATCGGGTTGTTCAGAATGCAACAGTCCTAGACAAGGCATTGAACGTCTGTGGTGCATCTCACGGAGATGCCATCATGGACACCTGCGGAGTTCTTAAGGACGGTCGGGAGTTCTTCGCCACCATTGACCTTGGAACCTTGATCCTTGACCCCAATGGCGTATCTGATGAAATTGGTCGTTACCTCGTGGTTCACACCAGCCACGACGGAACCAGTCCTATCACCTACTCCTGCACCGATATTCGCGCAGTGTGTAAGAACACGGTTCGGATGGCTCAGGAGACGGCTAAGTCAACCTTGACCGCCCGACACACAGTCAATTACGAGCGTTCATTGGATGAAGCCAACGAAGTTCTTGGCCTTTCAAACGAATGGGCCAAGTCCTTCAGGATGAGTGCTGAGAGAATGTTGTCCGTTCCGATTCCTGCTGGCAGTCTAAAGATCGACAAGGTTCTGAATGGCCTGTGGCCTGACAAGGACGCAGACACCGACCGCAAGAAAGAGAACCGCAGCGCCACCATGTCTACAATTCGCGGCCTTTACGGTAGCAACAAGAATGCGAGTGGGTTCGGTTACAACGGCTGGAGCCTGTTCAACGCCGTAGGCGAGTACTACGACCACCATTGGTTCGATGACGCGAAGAAGAATGCTGCTGCATCCATGCAGATCGGTAACAAGTCGCACCTCATGAAGGTGAAAGCAGCGGACCTCATTCTGAATCTCGTCTGATGGACGACGATTGGCCGGATACGGACGAAGGACCGACCACGCCTAAAGAACGTATAGAACAGTTCTTAAGCGAGGTTACTGATTATCTAAATCCTGACGCCCTGAAGTTCGACGGTTTCAATGATTGCATTATTGGTGTTGGGAATCAGTTTTCCAAATCGCCGGTTTTGATCTATGACGAAATGTTGATCTTTGATCAACTAGTCGAAAGCGGGCTGGAACCAGATGAGGCGTGGGAACATCTGTCCCACAACATCGCAGGTGCTTGGGTGGGAGAAGGCACTCCGATCATCATGAGTCATGTCAATGATCATTGATCTCAACGAATGGGAATGGGTACACGCCCTGAACGTCGGTAACATGCGGTTTACCGCCAATTGGGGCAAGCAAGATGCTGCTCATTACGATAAAAAACGAATGGAAGACGACCGCACAGCCCAACAGCGTGCGTGCGTTTGCGAACTTGCAGTAGCAAAAGGAACTAATCGATATTGGTCAGGAAGCGTATGGCCAAAAAGCAAACACGATTGGTTCAAACGCAGGATCGCTGATGTCGGTTACAACATTGAAGTTCGTTGTGTACGAACCCAAACCGCTGCTGCGGTAAGGGAATACCAACTAGGACAAGACCTGCACCTGTTTGTTGCCCGCACTACCACACCCGAACTAACCCAAGCGGAAATTTTAGGTCATTTAGATTACGACACGGCGTGGGAACTAGGAAGCACACCCCATTACATAGATCCCGCCACAGAATCAGAAGGGAGCCGAACAAGGGTTGTTTCGGCAGAACATTTGCTTGAATGGAAACCCAAACAAGTTGTTCAATAAATAAAATGAAACACATCATCCACGTTCATCAACAGAAACTGAAAAAGGGTGAACCTGCAATCATCGACAGAACATACAAAGGTTCGACACACCTGACAAGAGTCAGGATTGATGGTCCTTGTGAGATTGTTCATTCACAGACACCCGACCATTGTGGTGCCCGTATCTGGATAGAAACACAGGGACCAGTAACACACATTGCTAACGATTGGTGCGAAAACTAAAATGCCAGAACTAAGCCCTTATCGGGGATACATCAAATGGACAAAAGAAGATTTTACTAAACATGGTTTTCTTGCTACTTACGCAATAGGTGAATGTCGTTGCGATCCTTGCTCGGAACATTGGCAAGAATGGGTAGACGATCACGCCGCACATCGGACAAATCTTAAACATAGTGATCAGGATTAGAAGATGAGAAAGGAAATAGGAAGCATGTGTGCTGGAGTAATTAAAAGTTCCGTTACGGACGATGTTGGTTGGCACGGCTGGGAGGACATTTGTTCTCAGCATGGGGCCATCAACTGTGGCTGTGAAAAAACAACCGAAACCGAATGGCCAGAACCGACAGAAGATGAAAACGAACCTTTTTAAGACCTGCCAACCTACTACTGATAGTAGTGATAGCCTCTGATTGGGAGGTTAATCCAATGAACTGTCCCGTATGTGAAACAGACCTAACCGACAAGGTGCATCACGCTTCTGAAACTGGCATGTGGCAGTTTTGTCTAGAGTGTGATTGCGGCGCTCATTTCCTGTGGCGTCAAAGCCGACTACGGCCAATTAGACGTTCGGACTATAATCCCGAAGTCGTTGTCTCGGCGTAATCCTCGGATTCCAATGTCGGCGTAACAAGCGTCGCTCTTGATCGGTGGTTCCGCCCCAAATGCCAATCTCATTGTTGACTATGGCATAATCAAGACACTTAGCCTGAACCGGACAAGAACGACAAATGCCGTAAGCGTTTTCTCTACGTTGACGTTGATCTTTATCTTCTCGGTAAATGAAGAAAACACGAGTGTCCGTGTCTTTACAAAGAGCCTCTTCTGTCCAGTCTCCTTTAGACACTCATCTACCGCTTTCTACATGTTCTACATGTTCTACATGTTCTACATGTTCTACATGGAGGTGAATTCCAGCACCACAAATGGCCATTCGTCGTCGTTCCCGCGCCGCATCAAGGTTGGCCATTCTCTTTGGTCTCTCATTCCTCTGTAGTGTCGGACTTCCAACATATTAGGGTCTGTGGGATCAGGAGAGATGGATATCCCGAACTCGGACCATCTGCTCCAAACAGCAGAACCGAACGGTCTTAAATCTCGGCTGTTTCCTGAACCTAGTGGAGCGTGATGCTCCAACCACAAGGCACACCCATATTCATGACGAATGTAATCTAGGAATTTAGCCATTTCTGTTGTTACAGATTCAGAAGTCCGTCCGCCGGGATCAATGAATGCCTTGTACAAGGGACCAAGCACCAACAACTCAGGTTGAGTTTCTTCTATCCATCCAATAAGTTTGTTGCGATCATTCACTTTCAACAGGTCAAGGCCATCAGGTTTGACGACAAGGTGGGCAACCATGTCGTTGGCTTTGCCAAACTGTTCTATTCGGTCATAAATGCGGCGTGCTGTCCGACGAATGATTCGTTCTGGATTTTCTAGATCTACGAACAAAGTACGAACTGGTGGAATTTTATCTCGTCGGAAAGGATGTATTCCTGCCGCTGACATCAAAGCAACCTGTCTGGCCAAAAACGTTTTACCAACACCTTCGGCAGCAACAACGATGACTCGTTCTCCCCTTTCCAAAAGATTAGGGATAAGCCAATCGTAGGAATCGGAAGACTCTTCACTGAGCAATGTGGCCCAATCCACCAGCCTGCCCTTGCTTTCTAGGGAGACTTCTTCACCGTCAGCGAATCCATCCAATAGCCGCTTCGCCTTATTCACTCTTTGAGCCAAAGAGGCACTGTGGTCCATGGACATCAAAGCCTCAGCGAAATCTGTGAACTCATCTCTAATTTCGCCAGTTACTAGTTCAAGATCACTTATTTCTAAACCTTGGCCAATGTGATCAGAAACATCCTTACCCCTAGCAGGCTTTTTCACTACGACCTTTGCGTTCACCTTGCGTAATTCCGATGCAACGCTGCTTGCGTGGACTTCTCCCGCTTGATCATTGTCTTGAATGATTACGATTTTTCCACCAGCAAGCGCCGCCGTATGGGCAGGTAGCCATTTGTTTTGACCCTCGTCGCCAGCACCACCCGGATTACAGGTAGCAACTTTGCCTAGTCGCTCCAAGGTGTGTACGTCTTTCTCACCCTCTACGACATAAACAACTTTGTCATTCGCAATCTGCTCAAGAACTTCAGGAAGTTTGTAGAGGGGCTTGTCTATTCCCTGTGTGCCCCATTTCCATTCGTTGTCTTCCCAGCGTTGTTGACGGAAAGTTTTCTTGCCGTCCTCATCCCGCATACGAAGAACTTGCATTACGTTTTGCCCATCAGCATTTTTGTAAACGTAGGTGTCTTCTAATTTCATTTTTGCCTTAAACTTTTCCCCTGAGTCTGGAAATAACTCGTTGGGCTGAAGACCGATAGAATCACAAATCTCTTTGAAGTCACAACCACCACCCCTATGACAGTTCATAAGAACTTGACCTTCTCGGCCAAGCCCTATTGTAAGAGAGGGATTTTGATCATCTTCCCTGCATGGACAGGCGGCTACCCAGCCTTGCCCCGATGATTGAACTTTGTTGAGACGAGAAAGAACGAGGTCTATCTCAGGGGTTGCTTGTCCCACTTAGATACCTTTCTCGTTCTTCACCAGTGACCATCTTGTCATACGCCTGTAGGAAAAGTTCCCTATCAGAATTGGTGCGTAAGGAAGCGCCATTATTGGGGAACGTTCGCATTGTTTTTCCCACCAACTCGTGGGGTTTATCGAATCCAACTCCAGCCTCTGAACCCTCTATTGCGGAACGGAACTGCGCCCATGCCTGAGGCCGATCTGGAATGGGATCTTCTAAACAAAGATCAATAGAAAGACGACGCACTTGACCAACACGAGGCATACGAGGCTGGTCTAACACGATGATCTGATCCACGGCGATATCAACATCTTCTCTGGAAAGATCACTAAGAAACTTCCACCACAGGCTGCATCGCTCTTTGAACGGTGGCCCGCCAGTGGCGGCATCCCAGTTGATGCTTACTTTCTTAACAATGGAAGCGAGTTCGTCTTTTTCCACGGCGCTTAGAAGTCTGTACCGTTGGCGTATGCTTCTAAGGAATCAAAACCCGAATCTGCTTGATCAGCAAGATCTAAAAACATTTCTATATGCTTCTCATCTCTCAAGATCAATTCTATATCATCGTACTTTTTACCTTGGGGATTATGACCCATGTGCCAAGAAGAAAAAGTGACGCCCTTTATGGCATCCAAGCAAGCCTCTAAACCATAGAGTCCTATCGCTTTTTCAATGCTTCTTCGGCGCTTATCGCCCAGTACTGGCTTTCGTCCCCGGCTGCTAGATCTACAAATAGCAACCCAATGGTGGAAGACTTCAAATACTTGCTCTGTTGTTACCCCTGATGTTGACACTATCCACCCTTTCTCCGGTGGGACGCAAGTCAACTTGCAACGTTAACACGCCATTCTCAAGCGTTGCAAGACAATCCCCAATTATTGCATAGTCCATATATGACTGTTGTGTTTCATCGATCCATTTCTTACGCGACGACCCCTCTAGGGGAGGCATGGGACGCTTCTTTACGGCACCTGCGCGTTGTTGAAAACGCTCAATCAGTTGCTCGCACCACGCTTGTTGCTCTTCCGGCGTGGTCGTCATAGTAGCCATCTTAGAGGGAAATGTCCGGCAGGGCAAATGTACGTCACGAGAACTGGCTCGGCGGGGAGGGATCGAACCTCCAACCTCTGGGTCCAAAACCCAGCGTTCTGCCAGTTGAACTACCGCCGAATGGTACCCCCAACGGGATTCGAACCCGTGTTACCTGCGTGAAAGGCAGGCGTCCTAGGCCGCTGGACGATGGGGGCTTGGTGGGAGCGGCGGGAATCGAACCCGCAACCGTCGGATTAAAAGTCCGCTACTCTGCCAATTGAGTTACGCTCCCAAAGTGGCGGTGGCGGGATTTGAACCCGCATGACTCAAGAGTCGGGAGATTTTAAGTCTCCTGTGTATGCCTGTTCCACCACACCGCCTTGGGCAAAATTAATCCAAGGCTCTGAGTTGTCTCCCTGTTAAAAATACCGTGGCCGAATCTACTCTCATCATGCCGTCTGGTCCCGTTCTAACGCCAACATCAATTTGTTCAGATGGGATACTGAATCGTCCTGCAAGAATTGCCTTGTATTTCATGGCCTTTGCTTCCGCATCGGACAGGCCGTCATCTATCGGAGATTCTTGTGGGAGTGCTAACGCCTCACTCAGTTCTTCAAATTCTTCTGCATCTATACATTTGACACAGCCGACAATCCCGGTTGGGGATTTTCGTTTCCTAACAAGGGTATGTCCACAAATCAACTGATGTGCCCAAACCACATGGCCATAACGACCCATCTTGGTAATCGTTATGACATCCCTACGGGGAGCATTACGAGGGCTGGGCATTAACGCGCCCTTCGCACCAAGCATCCGCCTTGTCGATTGCTTCTTGCAGGTCTTGTGACCACGGTAGACACAGTGTCATCCACCAAGGTTCTCGCACCCACTCCGGATGAATGTTTACTGGGGCAACTTCATGTAAGCGGGCAACAACACGATCAACCTCTGGCCAGATTCCTTTTTGTGTTTCAATCCATGCGTCAGATTCTTTTTCGGCTTTTGAATCTTTTGGATCAATCAGAACACGATGAACTGCTTTGACTCCCTGCGTGGGAAGCAGACGTTCAAACGAAGACATCTCAATGGCTTCTATCAAATCTTCTGGTACTTCAAACATTGTCACGCACCGCTACCTAACTCTTTATAACAGTCTGCACATAAGTTTCTGTAGTCTGTCACTATAAGGTAGCAGGCACAGAACTGACAAGTGCCATAACCAAACTTATGTTTATGACCTCGCTTCAAAGGGGTCTTTAGCGTTTCCCCTTGTCTCCGGCTGTCCATGGCTGTAAACTTTAGATCATCGGCTACTACTAAGCAAATATTTGCCGTCAGAGAAAAGAGAGAGCAGTGAATTTCCTTCCAACAGCAACCAAACTACTTATCGCGGGATGTTGTGCCCTTATTGCTTTGGTCTTCATGACCGACGACCACGAGTATCAGCAAGCGGTCAACATAGGCAAACCTCCCGTAACCACGACAAGTACAACCAGTACGACAACCACGAGTACCACAACGACCAGTACCACAATCCCAGAAGAGGTTTTGCCAGAAGAAGTCTCTGACAACGGTTACGAGCCAGAAGTCGTACCTCACCGCAATCCTTTCAATAGCCCGCCGGAGGAACTTCGGGTCAACGAATGGGGAGTTGTCAACGACGATGTCATGGCCATCTATCTGGAGCAGTACGGTGGTTCCAGACATTTCACAGGCAACTATGAAGAAATTCCATACCTGATCGACAAGATGTATGGCTTTTGGGAGAAAGGTTCACATATCGTGGACCTTCAGCGGCTTCTAGGAATGAATTCCGTTGACGGAATCTACGGTCCTGCCACGAGACGCCAGCACATGGAATGGTTCGGCTCCTTTGAAGCAGCCCAACGTTATTTCTTTGACCGCGACACTTGGTATATGGAAGCAATCGGACCTGATACCAAATGGGTACACAACTGGGCGGCTTGGGATGAACCTCCCACCCTTGAACAGTTGGTGAACATCTACTTTCTTCCCGAAGACAAGGAGTGGGCCTTGAGGGTTGCCTTCTGTGAAAGTTCCGCATCTCCAGCAGACACATACTCCAATGCCGTGAGTTCCGCTTTGGCCGTTGGTTGGTTTCAACATTTAAGTAGGTTCTGGATAGAGAGAAGTCGCATTGCTGGATGGTCAGGATACGATATTTTTGACACTGAACCCAATGTCGCAGTTGCGGCTTGGCTATTTTATGACACAGGCGGAAAAGACCGACATTGGAATCCGTCCCGATCCTGCTGGGGAGACACATCACATGGCAAGTGAACTGATTAAAAGCACAGACGAATACCACCTTTACAAGACTGCCCTTGGCCTGCAATACATCTTCCACGCAGATTGCAACAGCGGCGAATTCCGTGGTCAGAAGGCAGGTACAAGCGTGACGGTATACCCGGATGGAGTTCCGCCACGAGAAATAGTTCTTGGTAGGAAGTACAGCGGTGGCTGAATCCGTTAAGCCGCACCCAGCAAAATTCACAGAGGTTCATCTTCAAGAAATAGTAAGAGTCTTGGGTGGTAACCGCGGACTGAACGTACTGGACCCTTTCGCTGGAGTTGGAACCGTTCACAACTTGCCGTACTACACCCGTGGATTGGAACTAGAACCCGAATGGGCGGAACAACATTACGGCACAAGAGTCGGTGACGCTTTAGACACCGGATTCGATGCAGGGGTTTTTGATGCCGTAGTGACATCTCCCTGTTTCGGCAATCGCATGGCAGACAACTTCGAAGCAAAAGATGACAGCAAGCGACACACCTATCGCCACTATCTGGGTAGATCTCCTTCTGACGGCAGTGCAGCAACCATGCAATGGGGTAACGAATATCGGGAGTTCCATCTCAAAGCGTGGCGAGAAGCCAAGAGGGTTCTGGTCCCTAACGGAAAATTGATTATTAACATCAAAGACCATATTCGTGCCGGAGAAATCCAGCCTGTTACCAGATGGCACATGGAAGCATGTTTAGAAATAGGTTTCACATTACAAGGTGAAATTACAATTCCTGTTGGTGGTCTTACACATGGTGAAAACTATGAAAAACGTATTCCGCATGAATCATTATTAGTGTTCATTAAAGAGGTTGACGAACAGTCGCTACCAAGATAAAATAGATTACTCCCTAGACAAGAAGATGAGGATCTCATGTCAATGCATTCCATCCGTGCAAAAATCAGACACAAAAATAGTGACATCCATTTAGGGTATTACCAGACTCAAGCCCAAGCGACCGCCGCTAAGGCTGGAGCGCATATGGCTTTGGACAAGTGGGAAGCATTGCACCCACCACAGTCTGCACCAAAGAAAAAGATGCCCAGTCTGAAAACCTTGATCCATTTCATTCATCAAGGAACGTATGACCCGGTGATTAAGGAAATAGCAAAAGTTTCAACGAGTCGTTATCAACTACTCAAACAACACAAAAATGTTCGTGGGACGCTTTTAGCGGCGAACCCGGCTAAGACGAAGGTGGCCCCTTTCGACGCTTCGCTTCGGAGACTAAATCGCACCAAACCCACAGCATCAGTAACGCACCGGTAAACATCGCTGCTAATCCGACCCACTTGAAGATAACCCACACCATTTTTCTACCGTTTCTTGTTTTAATTTAAGTTTGAAACAGATTGCATCTACACTGTAGCCAGCACCGTCGTTATAAAGACTTCTAACATAGTCTGAAAAACGGTAATGTCTTAGCGTCACTTGTGGCGTCACTTGTAGTATGCCTTTAATCCTGCTATAATAGATACCTACTATACTAGCGTTGTAGTGACAGGGTAGGAAGGTTTACTCGCCTTGATCACTTAAGAGAAGGATTTAATTTGACCATTTATTGGGACAACAAATATGTGGCGACCGAACACGCGTTCGACACGACACGCAAAAGCGAATTAGTTGCTGATCTCATCATGAATTCTCACGAAGAGACAGGAATCGCTTTGGTCGCGCCCAAAATCGAATTCCTGAGTAAAGCAGAAAGGCTCATAGGAGAACTCCACCACGACAACTATGTGAAGGCATTGCAAACGGGCGTTCCCGCCGAGTTGGCTTCCTCCAACGGGTTCAAGTGGGACAGAGGCATCTGGGACATGGCAGTTCACAGCACGGCAGGAATTCTCAATGCGATCCACGACGTAGAGGGAAGGCCGTTTGGAAGCATCAATGGGAGTCTTTCTTCAGGGCTGCATCATGCAGACAATCGAAACGGAATGGGTTTCTGTACCGTCAACGGTTTAGGCATTGCTGCCTACTACGCCCACATGGAAGGACACGCAAAGAAGCGAATTCTCATTATCGACTTTGATGCCCATTGCGGCGGAGGGACAATGTCTTTCCTTACTGAAGTCGGAATGCATTGGGTTGACCAGATAGATCTAAGCACAAATGCTTTTGATGCCTATGTGGCAACAGGAAATCATCAATTGATAATCCATCGTGGAGACGAGGCTGGCTACCTTCAAGAAGTGTGGGAACTTTTGGATGGAGTCAAGTGGAGCGATTACGATCTCGTGCTGTACAACGCAGGCATCGACCCGTACCCAAGAATCTCAGTAAACGGTTTGGCCGAACGAGATGAACTTGTGTTCAACAGAATCTTTCAAGAAACATTGCCTTGTGTGTTCGTATTGGCTGGTGGTTACACCTCGTCATACGGAACTATGGAAGAAGTGGCAGATACGCATTTCAATACGGTTTTAGCGTCTGAAAGGATGCTTGACCTGATAAAGCCATTTGCGTCGTCGGTCAGTCCATGATAGGATAGTTCTATCTAGTAAATACCCTACTAACTTATTTTGTATACTCAGAGGAAAGGGACCAATGAGTAATCGAAAGAAACAGCCAACCTCCAAAAAGGTTTGGCAACCTTTAAAGCGTTCTCCCCAATCATGGGTAGACGAACAGGCAGACCGCGTCTTGGCTGATCTGGAAAAGCGGTTTCCTCATATTCCGAAAGAAGCCATTGAAGGCCAGTTGTCCGATGAAACATGGGGCAACGATAAGTACACCGTCAACGTTCATCTCATCAGCGGCAAAGGTCGTAATGGGTTTGTTGAGTTGGCGATCCATAACCACAGCCGAACGCCGCACATCCCGTGGCGTCATCTTCAGCAGATCAAGAATGAGGTTCTTGGTCCAGAACGTGAAGCCATTCAGATCTATCCAGCAGAGTCGCGTCTAGTCGATACGGCTAACGAGTTCTGGCTGTATGTCTACCCAACTGGTGAAGCGCCGATGCGAAAGCGTGGGGTGAAGTTGGGCATGGACTACGGACGGAACGTCAGTTATGACGTAGACCCGGTGGGCAACAAGTCTCGTCAGGCTCCTGAAATGGAAATAGCATAATGAGCAAGAAGAGGAAGAAGGCGAACAGCCTGCCTGTGACAGTCAGCGGGAAAGAGGCTACTGGTATCCCCTACGTTGAACAACGCTCCACATCAACGGAGATAAAAGACCTTAATCAGATTTATACCGATGAGGGGGCCAAGAGTGGAGCGGCGCATACCTCAACTGAGTTTTCTGCTGAAGAACTTGACCAGTTTTGGTTCAGGGCGGAGGGTCATGCTCTGGCATCCGGATCGGGGCTGACAGACGGACGACTTGTGGGCGAAGGTGTATACGATCCAGATGTTTATTTGGATCTCACCCGTGTCTTCAACACTCTGGGTGCTCTTCTTCCCGATAGGCATCTTTTCAACGACAATCGAAGAGGGTCGTTGGGTGCAAAGTTCGACATTGCAGATGAATTTGAAAACAACTTCTTAGACGTTCCAAGAGTCAATGCCCACAAAGCAACTTACGACAAAATAAAAAAAGAGAAGTCTACGGGGCTGCATATTTCTGGACTTACTGAACGCTCCCTAGTGAACCCATTACTGTCATCTGACTGGGCAGCAGGGTCAAACGGATATGTCAAAGACGGACTTAGAGACTTAGGTTTCAAAATTGGTGATCACGGACTTCCATTACTCACCAAAGTCAAGGGCGCAGATTTTGCTACCACAACTCACAATGAGGTAATCAATTACTACTTGCGTCAGGCCATAGCAAAAGACCAGATCATTGATGAGTTTCTCACAAGTGAAACTGCTGCTTTTGCTTTGGATTGGGATCACGACACCACCCCACAGAACTGTCATAGGAAATTCGCCAAAGAGTTGGCGAAAGCACAGGTTCTTTATTTGGACCCAATGGTTGCTCAGATGATTGACGCACAAGCGGATGAACTGTTTCGCAATGGGATGGAAACCGGCGACTGGCCGACGTTGGAATCAGATGAAATGACTGAATTCGATAACAATATGTTTATCGTTTCCGTAGGTCTTGACCCCGACAGCGGTAAGACATGGCCGACTATTCATTGGTACACCCGTGGCTACGGCACCAGAAGCGCAACCAAGGATGTTTGGATAAATAGCACAGCAGAAGAGATAGCGGAACTTACCGATGGGATGAACAACATTGTTGAATTCACCGACAATCCTTCTTCTAGGCGTAAGTCAAACGTTTTGATTGCCCACGGGTTTGACGACTGGGGAAGAGCCGACGCCACAACCGCATGGAACTTCAATGAAAAGATGTGGGTAAGTGACGACATCGCCCAAAGGGAGGCTGTACGCACGGAAGATATGGAACACCCCGATTACATAATGGCGATGCGTCGCAACGAACTTAGGGGCATCTACCTAAACAATCTAAAAGAAACAAATTTCCCAGAAGACGGGGTCAGAAATCCTGCACTTCCTTTTGAGTTGGTAACCAAGCCGACATGGGCTATTAACGAGGACAACGCAAGAGTCAGGTGCGGTATCCGTGTCTTGTTGGATTATGTGAACCGTAGGCGATCCGGATTCAATGAGATGCCTGAGATCCCCATTCCTTATCGCAGGCTCAAGGTCACAAAGCGGAACGCAGGCAAGTTCGGGTTTGATCCAAACTCGTGGAAGCCCACCATCAAGATCATTGACTTGCCTCGCAAGCCATACCGTCCGGCTGAGAACACGGCATCAGGTAGGAGACTGACATGCCAGTTCATTGTTGAAAAGCATTGGCGGGACCAATATTGCCCGAAAGATCCCGTCACGGGAGATATGCGACCGGCATATCTGGATGAAGACAAACTGGTTAGGAATCCTGAATCTCATAAGCGAATTCTGGTACCCGTTCACATCAAAGGTCCAGAAGATAGACCGTTCAAGGAATTCAGCGCACTCGTCTACGCCGTCATGGCGCTGAACGAAGAGGAAGTAGATGTTTAAAGCAGTTGTAGCATCAATAATCGTTGGAGCCGTCTTAGCGGCAACGCCAGCCAGTGCCAGCCACGACACGATCTACTCGCCTTGTGGAACCGAGTACGGGTTCATACACATGACCTACGACGAGTGGGCAGCGCACATCACCACGATGGAAGCCGACGGCACCATCCCATCGGGAGTTGTATTCCGTTACAACGAAGCACTCCACGGCGGCAAGGGTTTGGAAGACCCAAGGGTTGTGTGGGCTAGGAACCTGACAGATGGCCAGATCCTCTCGTTGGATGACTGGGCGAACGGCGACTATCCAGAGATCGAAGCGTTGATGTTCAGTTCGGGTCTGGTCCCCGAATGGATTCTGGACGCCAACAGGATCGTGCGTCGGTTCAACGATCCCTACTGGGCGCAGGCAAATCCGATGACCCCGACGTTCACGGTATGGCAGTCGCTGTGCATGGGGAACTACGGGTACTCGCTTCCAGCGATGGAGATCAACGAAGCGGGGGTGTGGGAATCAAATATTCCTAGTACCACCACTACGATCGCGATCGTGCAAAATCCGACTACTACAACTACGACGATCCCGCCACAACCCCCATCTGAACCACAGTTGGAACCAGAAGAAGAAAGTATCCCCAATGATCAACCTGTCTTTCAAGAAGCAGCCCCGGAAACGTTTCCTGAATATGTGGCGGAAGGACCAACCTCAACGGCAGACGGAAGTCCTTACGACCTTTACGATGCCGAATGGGACGGATACCCGTTTGAAGCAACTGTCAGGCTCTTGGAGGACCGTTACCCGCCAGAAACGTCGGGCAAACACCACTTCCGATTCTCAATAGCCATTGAATTCTTGAGGAACGGTGGAATGATTCGGGGGCTGGACAACGTGTGGCATTATGGACTGATAGTCGATTAGGAGAAATTATGAAATCAACACTTGCATCCCTGTTCTTTGGGATCATCATGGCAATAGCCGGTGGCATTGTCGCTGGGGGTTTGTTTGCAGAATGGTGGGCATTTGCCGTACTCGTTCCAGCGGGCGCATTCTCCGGATGGGCAGCAGGGGGAAGGATGAGTACACGATGAGTCTCCCCGGATACGACGCATGGCTGGAGGCCCCATACACGGACGCCCCGGACGCCTGCGAGAACTGCGACGACGAAGGTTGCCACTTGTGCGACAAGGAAGAAGCCTACCTACACCACATATCAACCGATCCGCGAGTCTGAGGCCAAAATGAAACCTTGGGAAGAAATGTACAGGGCAGTTATTCGTCGTTTAGATGAGATTGTCGAAAAAGGTGAATCCATGGATGCCGTGGCGTTGATAGCGAAGTCTCACACAGGTCTCATGGCCGACTACGACAAAGAACGTGCCCCCACACCTCTAACAGCACTGGCGGGATACTCGCGTAAAGAAACAGCAACGCTTGAAGCAATGAAACGTATCGCCTTCCCGACACCCCTCCCCACCGACGGTGCAAAGATCACCCCCGGAATGTTGGACTCCAAAGCCGACCTGCAAGAACTTATAAACGGAGCCGAAATCTTTCGAACCGTCAAAACCGTGGAAGCAATCGACGTAAACGTCTGCCCCGGAGCAACCCTGAACGAACCCCCACACCTCCAAAGCACAATGTCGGTTAGTCCCAATGGATTCCTGCTTCCCCCCATCAACGTCACCCACTGGGACGAGAGACCTCCACAACAAGCCCCAACTAGAATAGAATAAAACCAACACAACAGCGATTAAAAATTTTTTATATTTGGGAGTGTTCCAATGACTGATCCTAAGTACGGGAACTGGAAAACAGTATTACTAGCCTTGTTCATAGGGTTCAGTACTTATATAATATGGAAGATCTTTATATTGGATGGGCTGCACCCCCTCCTAGGAGGATAAATATGAATGAAAACAACCTGATCGCAGAAATAGAAGAATTTCTTGCCATCACCGCCAAAAGAACACAATTCACAGCACAAGAAATACAAAACCTACTATTAGACCTACGCAACCACGCCGAACACGACCGATGCGTCTCACTAGCAGCATCACTAGTACCAGAAAAAGAAACCTAAACCCGGCGACGCCAACTTCCAAACCCACGGGCAACAAGCCCCACCCTAAATAAAACTATTTAAACTAGGAAGACAACATTACTATGTATGTATACAGACAACTAAAAGGCTCAACCTACGAAGTAGGCCACTACTACCAAACCAGAGACAAATACGACTACAAAAACTGGGGAACCAACAACAACCCAGAACACACCCTCTTCCACAGAGAAAGCCTCTGGACAAACAAAGAAGCAGCCCAAGCACAAACCTCCTACCTCAACGGAGGACAACTCCCACCCGGAGACCTATACCAATACGAAATTCGCGTAAACAAACAACAACAAGACCTACAAAAAAGATTAGAAGCAGTACCAGACCTAGAACCCCCAACCACACACATCACCAACGAAGACCCCAAAAAACTCATAGACATCCTCAACACAGAAGTCCTACCCCAACTCAGAAAACAAGCACAAGAAATCAAAAACGCACTAGACCCCACCGAAGATGACCCCACCGAACCCATAACAATCGTGGACATAGACAGCGAACACAACGAAAACACAGACCCCGACACCCATCTGGGAGAACACTGGCCACCAGACACCGCCGGACTATGACAACACCCACACCGCACCCAACAAGCCCCCCCACAAATAGTACTATCTCAACCAAAGTCAAACCAAAAAAAATCGCACTCACCTCCCCCCCCATGTGTGGACCATCGAAAAAGTTGACGGGACTACGTTGGGTCGTTGT